TTACAATATTTTGTCTCTTGAGATGGTCATAAATGATTGCATCCCACATCTTAACTGTACCAAATACATCTTGAAAATTAATCTTGGCATCATATGCCATTGTAATTCCCAATTCAATCAATTTCTGTTTCTCATCAATTCGCTTTACCAACTCAACATCTTTGATGTTATAGTCAATAAACTTTTGATGATTTTTCTTGGCTAAAGTGAATAGTGAACCTTCTTCTTCATATGAAATTTTACGTTCACCCAATTCGACAAAAGCAATATGGTCTAATCGGAACGATTCTTGATTCGCATACGTAAATTTCTTATAGAGTTGTAAATAGTCCATCGTAGCCACACCATATAAATCATATGCAATGCTCTCTTTACCATACATCCCCTTTATTTGTCGCTCTCGAATCCAACCAAATGGAGAGAGCCTCTTAGTTTCTTTCTGACCAAACAGTCGAGAAATTCTATTGATTAGATAAGGAATATCAAATCCCTCAATGTTCCAACCAGTTAATATGTGAGGTGGGGAAGATTCCCAATGACAAATGAATGACTGAAGAAGGGCTTCTTCTGAATCCATTTGTTGGTAAACCACTTTGATGTCATCACGAGCATTTGTCCATTCACCAAGACCCCAAGTGTAATATGTATCTTCAATGGAATCATAGACTGTAATTGCGTTAACTACTGAATCGGCTCGTTCTGGGAGGGGGAATCCTTTTTCAGAATCAACTTCAATATCAAAATTCCATATACGCAATTGCGAGGAATCGAATTGAACATCATTCTTCCATTCTTTACAGGTGTATTGCAAACCCCAGTTATCGTTGCCGTGAATATTAAATCCATCGACACCTTGATACTGTTTGATAAAATCTCGGGATTCTTTGATTGTGCCTGGTGATATTTTATAGACGGCTTTATCGTCTAGGGTCTTATGCTTAGTTTCGCCCTTTTTACCTTCTACAAATAGAGTTGGTTTGAACTCTTCTCGCCTAATGAAATCATTACCAGTCTCGGTATTGACTCCCCTTACAAGGACTTTGTTTCCTAATACTCCGACATACGTGTAAAATCTCATAGAATTCCCTTATTTCTCATTATGTAAGTATTATACACTACTTCTATCGGCTTGTCAACCCTTTTTATTCCATATCTACAGTCGTATCGCCCCAGGTTGCGCCTCCCACATCGTGACCATTACCATCACCTTGACACTCTTTTTTGATAGGATTCCACCATCCACCCTCTTTACACATTTTCTCTGTCATTCTATCTTCAGCAAGTAAGCGGGCTGGTTTCTTCTTTGTCATAAGAGATGGTGGGAATGATTTATTAACTCCGAGATATGCTTCTCGTTCTGGATTGAAAAGTGGTGCCTCTTCTTCAAATCGTGCGTGTCCATCTTCTGCGTAATTGTCCATTAATTGTTCTGCTTGGGGTTTTGGAGCAGGCATATCTTTATTTAGGTTTGATTGCTCATCAGGTTGGGCTTTTGGTTTTGGTGTATACACCTCTTGGCCAAATAAACCTATAGGTTTCGATTCCGTACCACAGTATGGACACCAATAAGATTGATTAATCTGAGCATCGTCCATTTTCCATTCTTTCTTACAACCGTCACATCTGAATAAATATGGCTCTAGTCGGAATCTCATTTGGCACCTCGTGTCCCATCAAATACACAGACGAAATAACATCCTGAATTTCCTAATGCTTGCACCTTATGAAAGACACCATCGGGAATCAAAACAACATCTCCAGGCCACACTTGAAACTTTTCTTCACCTAGTTCCATCATTCCATTACCTTCAATGAAATAATAAACTTCTTCTTGACCAGCGTGACTGTGTCCTGTTGTACTTTTATTTCGCTTTAAATTAGTTGAACTTACTACTAAATTTTTTAGGGTGGTGTTATCCTTGACAATATATCTATCGTCTTGTTTGGTTATTTCTCCACCAATATCATCTATTTTAAATTTCATATATCACCTTCATTTGGATAATGAAAATATGTTTTCAACATATATTTCGTTCCGCTTAATGGAGTTTTTCCTTCGTGAGGATATCCCATCCAAGTAGGAGAAATTAATAGTCTCCCCATTTTAGGTTTACACTCTACACCTTTAAGATGCCAAGCAAAAGCAGTTTCTCCACCTTCTTTAACTGTAACAGGATAATATTGGAATGCTAAAAATCTTTTGGCAGACTTCTCATCTATACTATCGATATGGTCTTTGAAGTAATGTTCATTAGCATCATATCGGTGCATTTTCCATTCTTCAAGACGAAATTTTCTAGGGAACATATATGGGGGATAACCATTTGCTATCATTTCTGCTTTGTATTTGAGAAATTCTTGTACGGCACTATGTTTCATAAATTTGATAATCTTATGCCACTGAGGACTATCTATAATTCGTTGTGAGCAATTCATTTCAATTGCGTGGCGACCAGACTTATCTTCGGTACCTTGTCGATAAAAATCTTCGTGTTGAATAGCCTTGCCATCAATTAGATTTTGTTCTATTGTTGCTCGTTTGAGTAATGCTTGGTCTTTCTCATCAGCACCCACTGAGGATTCTACGTGGTATGCCGAGTCTTTCTCAAACTCTTCAACCATCAATTTACACAAATATTCTGGGATAACTCCATCTCTTATTTTGATGAAATCTGTTAATCGTGCTTCATTTCCCCAGGTTACTCTGGTATCATCTTCGTTCAATGTACTAACCGCATTTTAGGTTTTTTCGTTGGGTCCAAATCTTCCCAACCCTTTTCGGAAGGAGTAATGTATGCAGTTTTAAATTGCTTCAAGTTGATGATTGTACCATCATCTTCCATCTCTACAATACCACCCCAACTGTCAATCAAGTCTTTAATCATTTCAACTTTATTTCCTATACCACCATCAGTAACAATTTCAAATGTCATACACGAATCAAAATCCATCCACTCAAAGCAGAGAGATACATTATATCCCTTCGGCTCTTTATAATCTTCTATTGGGATTGAGTCTTTCACTTTAGTTCTCCTAATGTAGATTGGAATTGATATACAGCAGACTCCATCATTAAATATTCCCGAGCGGCATCGTGCAGACAATCGTGATGGATGAAGCCTTCAGGCTCTACACCCATTTGCCAAACGTCTTTACCTAGTAATGTTAATACAACTGTTTTGGAATCGTGTATGTTATAGAAGCGCCAAGGGAGTTCATCTGCTTGGGCATTGCCTGTAATACGGAATAAATCGTGAAGAATGCCAAAATCGAAGTGGGAACCTCGAGAATAGTATTTGGCTTTCGTGATATCGATACCTTGTTTATCTAACCAAGTTATCATATCTAGTCTGAGGTCTTGCCAAGGCATATCATCGGACTTAGGTTTCAGAATGTGTTGTGCTTCTTTACCTTGTGAGGCCCACCAATCTAGTGTGTCTTGATGTATCTTTCGTCCAGAATCTACTTGACCTTTAACATCAAGTTTTGCATAGTATCCGTTGGCGATTAAATCTTTAAATTCATAGTCAACGTCGGAATCGACTGCGACCATTCCAACTGATAATATTACTGAATTATTGACACTTCCTAATGTCTCAATATCCAGTACAACTGTATCTTTCATAATATATTTCCCTAAAATTCACTTAATTACAAATATTATAACACAATAGGGGGTACTAGTCAAGTGGTTTTATGTGTTTTTCTACATATTCCTTTGACCGACTCCTTGCTTCCAATAGTGCTTTCTTTATATCACTCTTTGAGCCACCAGTGTATGGTACAGCGTGTCCTTCGCCCATCAATATATTATTGATAGTTCTTGATGTTATTCCGTGAACGACTTCCTCTACGGGAACAATCATTTCTCCAAGACAGCGACCGAACTTACCAACACCGTGAGACTTCAATATAAAACGATTATCGTTTCCTTCAAGGAGTTCTATCATTCGATGTTTTGCACCAAGACCATATCGCTTTTCAGTTAAGTCTCTTGTCCTTGATTCTGGTGTATCGATTCCATTTAAACGTACTCGTGTATTAATTCCTACTTTGAATCCTAAATCCACATAAGCGTCAACGGTATCACCATCAATCACTCTTACTACCTTCGCATTATATTCAAACATCATAAACCTTAAATTAACGGGTTATTGAAAGTATCTTCTGTATCTGGGCATCAATTACACCACCACGATTCGGCCAGTGAATATATGCTTTAGTCGGATTACTTTTCAAATTCTTTAACAATGGAATTATCATTTGTTCCACTGCTTTTAACTTCTTACTTTTGAATTCTTCAAATTCAATTTTCTTCTTTTCCAATTCGGCTTCGGCTGTTTCCTGCCGTGATAGTAGGTCGGCTAGATTATTATTAATATCGCCAAAGTCTACTGTCCCGTCTTTATCAAAATCCAAATCTCGAACCTCGTTTACGGAAACTTCAAGTGTTTCTAGTTTATCTGTAATTGAAGATAAATCTACATTCACTTCTGGTGCATTAACTACTGTATCCTTCGCTAGAATTTTATCTAGTTTCTTGTCGAGAGGACTCAGGTCTGGCATATCGCCAGCGGTTAAAGCATCAACCTTTTCTAGTGCTATAATTTGGTCTAGTTTATTTTCCAGACCAGATAAATCAACAGCCTCTGCGGCTTCAATTCCATCAATTGGAATCAAGGCTATGATTGCATCTAGTTTAGTAATAATGGGACCCAAGTCTGCCGCAACTTGAGTTGTCGTTTTTTGTACTACGTCTGCGGTTGTCGAATCTGCATCGGTATCTGAAAAGGAGAATCCCCAATCAAAACTTGCTTCTTCAACTGAACCATCTTGTGTTTCTATGTCTGCCATTTTATTCTCCGTTATATACTATATTTATGCTTTAGAAACGGCATCTATTCTATTATTGGTTACTGAAATATTCCTTAGATTATCCATCGAATAATCAGAATCTTCCGTTCTATTAACTTGTGCCAATGAGTCGAAGTGGTCAAATCCGTAAGCATCTTCGCATAAATGACAATCATAACATTGGTTCTTACAATTAGGAAGGGCTTTAGCCATTTTCCTACCAGCATCAGTGTTGTATGGATGCTCTACGTTCTTGAAATATTCAATCGCCCTTTCTCCAACTCCGGGATTACCTAGAAAATAATCTTTTTCTTGGCTTGGGTCTACAGTAACATATCCTAGTCCATTCCAATTGCTCAAAAAGCCTTGACCATTATTATACACATCTTCAAAACATTTTCCGATAAAAATAACATCTTCTTTCTTATCTGTGTATGACCAAACGGCTCTCGATTGTTCGGATGCACCTTGCAATCCTTTTATCAATCGACCACTGAATTTGAAAACATCAACTAACTCATTATATTTATCAAATCGTTCATTAGTATCCCATACACAAGATGTTCCAATTCGTGGCATTTGACCCTGTCTGTCTGGAAATCTCCATTTATCACAAGAGATTTTATTCAGTGTACCAAAATAACTTCCACCTTGATTCGAGCCAATCCAGGGTTGAACAATATCGTGTTCTTCTTTGAATGGACAAAAAGGCATACAGCCTTCGGATGCTAAAAGATAAGTTTTAATTCCCCTATTTTTTGCCACTCTAGACATACGCCTTAGATTAGACATATTCCTATTGAGTTGTCTATCAAGTTGAATGTAGTTATAACCAAGAACGTGCAGGTCGACCATTTGTTGAGCATTGCCCACAATATGATTAACAGTATTTTTCCAATTCATTTCTGGGAAATTCTTCTGTAGAATTCCAGTTCCCATTAGATGAATATTAGAAATGGTGCATATTCTCAGACCACGTTCATAGAACTCGCCAATAAAATTGACGAATTGCTTTTTAATATCTGGGTCTATGATTATTTCGGTGGGATGAGTTTCTTGATTGATAGTCAGTGAAGCAGGGATTCCCCATTTCTCTTGTATCTTAAATAGATTATCTATCTGGAGGTCAGTAGCATTCTTGCCCATAACATCTCCATATCGCCTGTTTGTACCTGCGAATTTATAATGGAAATCTTTGGCAAAATATATATCGTCTATTTCATCACGAAAGGACTGGTCTGCGTTTTTGATTACGTTATAGAAAAAGGTCTCATCGTCTTGGTCAGTAGTATCGTATCTCAGAAAATTGTCAGGACCATCCATTACACATTTCAGCATATCATTATGTGGGATAGACCAAATCTTCTCAAACTTCTCACTCATTATATAAACTCCGACTTGTTAGTATTTGACACCTATATTATATTTAGGAACCAATTCCCAATTAGGTTTTTCCTTAAACGCTATTATCTTAAACTGGCCAACATTACCCATTGGCTGTAATTGTTTTTCGTCTACAACTTTCAGTAAATTCCATTCTTGGAGCAGACTGATAATTGAGTTCCTTCTTTCTACATCAACTGTAGTAAGATTTGTTGGTTTACCATCTAAGGCAAATAATTCTTTAAAATGGACAATATAATATTGCCCTTGTTTGTGAAGAATGTGTGTGCTTTGATAAAGGATTTTTTCTCGGTTCGATGCGACACCCATTCTGGTTAGGGTTTCTTTGATTTTTAAAAAGTCATCATCCTCGGTGAAAGTCACCTTCACCATATCGGAAGGTTTCCACTCTACCAGTTCTTCATTGGTTCTTCCTTGTTGTTGCATCATTATTAGTACCGCCTTTTGACAACTTTCGAGCGATTTCCTCTAGTTGCTTCTCGGAGAGAAGTTCTAACACTTCCCGCGCCCTCTGTTCATTATAATTATAATAAGTCTTTACTAGTTCCAGATTGGCGGGTGCTTTAGTGGCTTTGGCCCACTTAGAGTACCGCTTCTTCTTTCTCAGACTATTTATAAAATAGTCGTATTGTAGCAAGGGGGCTAGTTGGTACTGTTGATTCATCTCATTTGAGTAGAATATTGTATCCGCACTCATAGATAAGGCACGATTGATGATAAACGAATTTCTTCCGAATTCCGCTTCATCCATCTCACCAGTGCGAATTAGATTTTTATGACCATAATTAAGGTCTGGGAGTATTTCTTTGAATAAATCAGCCATTATGAGGTCTTTATATCAAGCATAGGTTGAAGTTTACCCAAATACAACGTATCGAGCATATTTTTCACAGCCTCAATTGGTGCGGCACCTGCGGGATGCTGAGTACACAGTCCTTCCCGAAAGAAATATGTCACTGGATGGGCTCCTACTGGGAACGCCAAGTTCTCTGTAATCTCATAAAACTGAATCCCAGAATACTTTGGGTCTTTAGAAATTGGTACGAGAACCTCTGGTACGAATACGTCACAAACTGGACAACTGGATTTAGTGTGAACGAACACAACAAAGCGTTCCTTCTCAAAAATCTTCCTTGCTTTCTTTTCAGTCACTACTGGGAAATGTGCCATTATTCGTCCTTTACAAAAACACCTTCAGAGGTGAGGTGGCCAGTTCTATCTTTAATTTGATTATACGCCATAAAAACGCATTCATCCATAGATAGGTCTAGTACCCTACAAACTCCTCGGATAGTCACATAAATGTCGCCAATTGCATCCTTAATCTCATCCATATTATTATGGTTGATTGCATCTAGCAGTTCAGTGGTTTCTTCTAGGGTCTTAATTGCTTGACCCAATGCAGTACCATTATCAGTGATACCACGAGCATCCATCCACTTGTCGATTTGTTTTGAAGATTCTACGATTTCCATTCTACCTCCACCATCACTTCAGTTAAGAAAGCGACTAGGTTAATTTCAGCATCCTGAACGAATGCCTGTTTATATTGATAATCTGCAATAAGAAGTACCACTTGAGGTACACTTTGAGGGGCTAGATATTTGTGCATACTGTCGTAAATATGGCGATAGATATGCACTGGGTCAATATCGATATTATCTACAACCCATTGTCGAGTCTTACCGAAATCTTTTTCTTTCAGGAATCCCATAAGACCTTCAACATTCACTTCTCCACCACGAACAAGGATACCTTTATCTATAGTACCGCCCGCGGCATATCTTTGGAGTTCGTTTAATGTTCTTCGCATATCTGGAAAGTGTCGTTTGACTAATTCTGCAATTGCAGGCTTTGACTCAATAACGATACCTTCTTCTCCAAGGATGTTTATAATCCGATTCATAAACTCGCCCATTAGA